GCCGGGGTCAACTGACGCCCCCGCGATTTCCCACATTTTCTTTCCAACGGTATTAATGTTGGAAGCTTCATGTCGAACGTCGGCCATTGCACCGGCGTCGGCCACTGTCGTTGCGAATACGTCCTCGTCAACGACAACGCCGGCACTGGTGTAGATGCCAACATTGAAGGTGTTTGATCCACCCAACGTATCCGAGCCGATAAAAATGTGCGGCACGGTTGCGTTCGATGGAATCGGAGCAAGCATCAAGATGTCATTGTCATCCGAATCACCCGCTGCAACAACGACAGTACCCTGCGCTACCCGCATAACGCCAGATAGCAAGGCTACATCGTTCATTTCTTGTGGGTCAGCCTCAAAGTTGGTGACCAAAGTGGAGTTAGCAGTACCCATTGATCAGTCCTCCTTATGCCGACTCGTCAATATCGATCTGGACTACTTTCTCTTCTTCCATTCGCGTAGCGCCAATGGTCATACAGTAGTAGACCTGAGTCGAATATGACTTGTCTGCTCGCTCAGTGATCCGAGCTTGCACATCTTTACCTACGGCCAAGAGAAGGCCATCGCCTTGGAAGGCGAAACAGGTGCGGATGTTGCCGGTCTTTGCGAGACGGGTTGAGGTATGGAAGCGGAATCCTAAATACGTATCCAGGCTTCCTTGGACAAGAGCTTTCACAGAATTGAAATCGCTCGATTTTACCTCAGTGGTGTTCAAGAGATCTTGAAGACCAATCGGTGAAATAGCTATGTGTCGGTTGTCTTCATCGACACTAGCCGAGTCCATGATTTCTTTTGCGCTAAGCAATTTAGCGAGCGTCAGGCCGGTGCCACCGTTGGCAATCTGGTTCGCGGCGAGCATCGAGGTGCTCGTTGAACCTGACTTGCCGGTTTTTGCCGTACCCGTTGCGGCCTCAATGATAATATCATCGATGGACCTTTGCATGGCCGCGGCTGCAGCGCGTGCATAGGTGCTTGTCGGATCAATTAACATTGAAACTTTGTCGCTATCGTCGATTAGATCAGCCCATTCGTACGTTTGAGCGGTCACCATTCGCCGGCTATGAGGCGTTTCCATGAGCGGGGTATCCAAAATCTTCAACAAGAGGCGCGACACTCTTGCCGGCTGCACAAACAGCTCCCGACAATTTCTTGCCGGTTGAGACTATATCATCATCCCAGTGGGATGCCCTGCGCTTCGGGCCGCTTGGCCCTACTCCTTGCGGATAGTCGTTGCACGTTCCTCTTACGAGGCTTCGCTCAGTATTGCCCTCGGCGTTACCGTTAGGGGTTCCACTGAATTCACAGGGTTATCATCTAGCTGTTACCAGCCAGAGCTCCAATATCTAGAGTGGCGGCTCGTCTTGACTTGAGCCGCTGCTTTCCCGATCTGGTCGAAAAACGCCTTTTCACCAGTAATGGATTCCTCACGTACGCCTGCGCGGAGTTTTGAGCCTTTCTGTTGCGTCAGCAAATACACATTGCTTGAAAATTGCTGACTGAAGGCCGTTGTCACCTGTGTACTCACGGTGAGTTCCTTCCGTTCAAGAGTTGATGAGAAATTTTCGACCGGCTACCCCGTGCAGGACCGCATCTTCATTTTACGTCTGATCGACGGCGTGCTCGCCAGTTGTGGACGGTTACCCGCTACCCTTACGCATCATCATCGAAGTAGATGTATCCGTATAATCGATTGCGTTCCGACACGTAGTGATCGTGTTGCGGATGCGCTCGATCAAAGAGAGGCCCGTCTGGGCGCTCAATCTCGACTAACTTGGTTTTGGCTTCTTCGGGCGTCATAACGCCGGCAGTTTTTTCTGCGCCTACGAATTGATCCTCGGATACCTTAGCCGTAATAAACTCCGCGGCATCAGCCCAAGCCTTAAGAAACACAGGGTGGTCACCCACCCGCATGCCGTTTTCCAAAACCAGCTCAGTAAATTCATCATCACCACCAAAGTGCGCGTACGCATTTGCCGCGCTGCTTACCTTATCTTCAAATGAGGCGCCCCATTCACCTTTGAGCATCTTTACTGTCTCGTCGTACGCTGCCTGTGTGTCTTGATCCTCAGCGCCGCCTTGGTCAGCGACCAGCTCGTTGTATGACGTAACGAGCTTTTGCGCTTGTGTGTTATTCAAGCCAATGTCATGCGCAGCTTGCTGAAACCATCCAACCATATTCTCGTCGGCACCTTCGCCGGCATCGAGCTGGTAGCCGGCTGGCTCGTCAGGCCGGCCTAGCCGACCATAGACTTCGTTCCAATCATCCGCGCTCGAGTTTTCTGCCGGTATCACAACCTTGTCGCGACCGATCATGCTCGAGGCGTTAACGTACGCCTTGGCTAAATTTTCAACATCCTGTATCGGCTGCAACGCCGAATGCTCCCGTAAATCCTCGGGCAAGCTTGCCCTAAAATCGGAGATCTCTTCAGACTGAGCTGCCGGCTCTACCGACTCAGCTACCTGTACTTCTTCCGACACGTTATTCTCCTTCTGTCTGTTTCGGGGGATCCTTTAGCATTTGTTCGATAAACAACACCGTCGAACGCTGCCCCTCGTTGTATGCCGTGACATACGGGTCAGCCTCGAACGACACTGAATAACTGTGGCACCGGGTGCGCAGATCTTCGAGGACACGCTCACCCTCTTCCGTTAAGAATATTTCTCGATAGCTCAGGCGTAAGGTTTCGCGGTTCTGCTCGAGAACTGCGAGTTGCTCCTGTTCATCCATACTAGAAACCTTGGTTGTTTTGGTTGCCTTGCTGGAGAACTTTCATTGCCGGGGCCGCGGCGCCAAGTGCCTCAGCGGTTTGCATGGCTTCCATTTGTTGCGCTTGAGCTGCTTGCTGTTCGTTGCGCTCTTCGCGTTTGGCAATGACGGCGGCTTCGCCTTGGCTCACCCGTGCCGGCACATGCAAGACGCCGAGCAGGTGCCGCACTAGACCGTCAAAATCAATATGGTCGAATACTGTCGGATCGATCGATGCAGCCGGCGACAGGATCTCGAACATACGCAAGATGGCTTGCATGTCATCTTGACGCTGCGCTCTCGCCAACGGCGACACGTATTCGATCTCGATGTCCATATCGCCTAAGATCTCAGGTGGCTGAGGAAACGCACCGCGGCGAACCATCAATGCAAACACGCGATTGATACAGGGCTGAATTAGCTCAGCGGTCGCTCTCCCCAGAACTGGTCCTAACAGCCGCATCTTGGTTTCTGTGCGGCTGACCACTTCTGTAGCCGTCATCTGTGGGCCGGTTCCCATGATGAGCTGATCAACGTAATACGCTGCACGTATGGCTTGCCGGCGCTGTTCCTCGAGGTTAAGGCCAAGGGGATTGTTTGCGCCGATCTGCAAAGGCTCAATTCGATCACGCGAGCCCGATCGATAGAAGTTCAAGCCGCCGGGTTTCGTACGCACTGGCAAAATAAAACCATCGTCGGGAACCATCAGCGGCGGGTCGGTTTGCTTCTGGGCTGACTTAATCGTCACCTCAGACATGCGGTTGATCATCTTAACATCAGGCAACGCCGTCATGCTCGGAGATCGGCCGTAACCCTTCTCAAACGAGGATTTTAAAAACCTCGGCGTCAAGTACGGCATTTCGCGGAAACCGCTTTCGCCCAAAATAATTTTTTGATCAGGGTCAAAATACACACTGGCGAAAGGCATATTTTTCGCGTCAATCTTATCCGCGTCTCGATCGGTACGGGGCATGACAACATGCACAACCGTCACCTCTTCATGCGGATCCTTTTCTAACTTTATCTGCCATTTATCGCCAATGTTCTCTTCGCCGAATTGCTCGGCAAGTGCTCGTAAGCTTTGCTTGAATTTTCTGTAAACCGTATCGACCCGGCCTTTGTGGTTCTCAACAAGAAAACATTCTTTCATGTGCCGGGTCGAAAACCGGATGTCGAAATCCTCGTCTTCTTCGACAAAACAAACGCCGGTGCCAAACACCACAAGGTCGTAATACAGCTCATGGATCTGCTCGTTAAAGTTCGAGCGCTGGAATGCTTTGTGTAAGAGATCGGTGACCTCTTCTAAATATTCTTTGGCCTCGTCATCTTGGTTCATGGCCTCGTCGCGAAACCGCAAATCAAACCAAGGCGAAAACGGATTGGTCAGCATGCCGTGCAAAGATGCAGCCAAGATCTCGGACGCATGTATAGCGGTCGTATCGAACACCAGCTCCATGCGCTTGTCGCCGGCCGTACGTTCGACATTGATGTCGGCCTTGCGCGGCAGAATATAGGTTGCGAGCTCTTGCCAATGGTATTCCCACTGGCCGCGTTCGTCCTCGAGCTTGCTCAGCCGTTTGGCAAGCTTGATCGCCGCATCGTCAGGTTGTCGCATCAGTCGCCCAATTTCGCCTTAGTCGTTTCGCCGGCAACAGAGCCGAGAACGCTCGAGGACAAACGCCGCGGAACACCGCGCCTAATTTTTGCCTTTTTCTTTGTTGCCTCTTTCATACCTGTACCGGCCTTGACTACCGGAGCAACCGGGACAACCGGTGCCGGCTCAACCGGGGGAGGTGGAGGACTCCGGTCGTCGCCCGTGCCGGGAATAATACCACCCATATCAATACTCCTTCATAGCGCCGCCTAGCAGTGAAGCGCTGGCGACTTTCTCTTCAGTTGTTAAGCCCATACCGCTCGTCGCGATCGATGCTTGCGTGCCTTTGCGCCGCTTCAAATCCGAGCGCAAACTGTCTTGTACCTCCGTACCCGGCGCATCGATTGCCGGCGGCGGTGGCACGGGAGGAATTGGCGGCGGGGCCGGCATTTTCATTTTTGGGAATAGAAAGCTCATAAATTTGCCTCAAGCGGATTATAAGAATTGTCGGCAACCATTTGCGGTGCGGCTCGCTTGTCATCGAACTTGTCGAGCCCTACTGCGCAATATCGAAAAGCATCGGCCGCATGACTTGCCCACGTATGCACCGGCTTATCCCTAAACCGGCGGGTGCGCTCGTCATACGCATAGTGATAGAACCTAAGCGCCTCGATGCCTTCCCGGCACTTGCCGCGATCGAACCAACACATAGGTATGAGCAACCTTGCGGCATGGATCCCATCGTGAATCGGAATCCGCGGCACAATGCGAAACGTCAGGCCGTGCTCGTAAGCTACATCCAAACGGCTTTTGCCGCTGGAAAACTCAGTTACAGATAAGTCATGCGGCCCAAAGTGCCGCGAATACACATAGTCCAAGCTTTGAAGGTGTTGGACATAGTGTGGCAACCCTTCTCCGCGGCTTTGGTAATAATCGATAAGGTGATAACTACGCCCAACGCGCTGTACAAACCAGATCGCCGTATAATCGTGGACGCCAATGTCCCAATATGTCTCAACCGGGTAGCTAGGATCGTAAGGTACTTCCGTAATACGTCCATCGTCATCCGCTTTCTGTAATTCCTTGCCCCAGACGCTGCCGGGTACGTTCGCAACCCAACTGCACTCAAATTCTTGTTGGAACTGATCCTCAGTCATGGTCGCTCGCGCCGCGGCAAGCTCGTCATCATCTACAATGCCGGTTTCACTGGCGCGATAAATCGCTCGACCCCAACCGGGGGTCGTTTCAGCCGCCTCATACAGATCGAAAAAATTGTTGTGGCCTTTTGGCGTACCAATGAACAGGCATGAACCCTTGCGATCGGACAGTGCCGGCCTGATAACCTCGGGAAACAGGCTTTCTGGGCAGTCAGCAACCTCGTCAATCACGCACATATCGAGGTAAATGCCGCGTAGCGAGCTCGGATTTTCCGATCCCAGCAACTGGATTCGGGCTCCGTTCTGGAAGTCAGCCCTGAGCTCAGTCTCGTTGTACGACATGCCCGGTATGGTCGAGCAATAGTGCTTCAGATAATCCCAAGCGACCATCTTAGCTTGCACCCGTGTGGGCGCAATGTACGCCAATCGAGGCCGATCTCTCGGCTCGAGAATGGCACGCTTCACAAGATGGTTGATCGCCGCACAAGTTTTGCCGAATCGCCGGTGACATGAAACGACATTGAAACGGTTCTTATCAATCAGCTCATGCAGCTCTTTTTGTAATGGCCGCGGGGTGTAAGGGATCTCAATGTTGAGCGTTTTCTCCTTAGCCATTACTTCTTTTTCTTTGGAAAACCTTTTTTCATTAGCGAGTAAGATTTCGACGAGATCGTGCTTTTCGACTTCGACCGGCTGGTGCCGGCTGCGCGCCGCTCGTTTATGTAATGATAGAGCCCTTTCTTAGCCATCAGCATTTCCACCGGCGCAGTGCCAGTGCCTTTCGAGTTGGTTTGCCCATCGAGTCTTTCATTGGCCCTTTGTTGCCCGACATGCGTGCGCAAAAAGATTTTTTTCGCGGCCCGCCTTCAGGTTGCGGGCGTTTCAGGTTCGAGCCAGTTTTGCGGTTGTAATACTTGCGGCCAGCCTCAGTCAGGCCACCCTTTTTGCTCTTATGTTTTTTGAGCAGCGAAACATTTTCTTTAGCCATAATGGCCTCGTGTTGGTGGAGCCGAGCGGGAGCTGCCCCCGCTGTGTAGGGAACATCTCCAGCGCTCTCACATAGAGCATTCCCATCGATCTACGCGGCCCCGTTATTTAGATTTTTTTGTTCCTCGGGGTTTTGGTTTTTTGGCACTGCCATAACTTTTGTACCCCGACTTGGCTTGTAATTTTTTCGGTGGCATAGCGGTTCCCTTTCAGTGCGTCTGTGAGGCTGTCCCATGCACACATATCGTACTAGACAACAGGCGGGCGATTCTGGGGGGGTAGGGGGGTCATGTTTCTGAGATCCGCACAATGTGCCGGCGGTCCAGTGCGCGCCGTTGCGGAAACCTTGCGGAAACTTTGCCCTAACCCGTTGATATTATTGGCGCGACCGTCAGGCCATGAACCTGATGTCATGCCGTGTTGCGAATGAGACGCAGTTGCGTCTCTTCGTGCGCGAGAGTGGCGACATCATCGTCGCCAAACAATCCGTTATCTGCACGCTCTCCGTTGCAGCAATCCTGAACCACACGCTTGCATGCATCGCATTGCACATGACCTGCCACATGCGTGTAGCGCGTCACCTGTCCACACCAAGGACAAGCGCTCATCACATCATTCAGACACTTCGACAACACCACCACCCCAGCTCAATGTGATTGCGCTCGGCTGATCAGCATCATCCTTACGAACACGTAAGCCATTGCTCTGCACTTGCCTGATGAACTTGTCCTTGTAGTCAGCCTCGAGGCGGCGACGATTGACCTCAGCCGTTGCGAGCTTTGGA